AAAGCTCATATGAACCTCGTGCACCTGCGCCTGCTGTCTTGTGCGTGTCTGCTAGGGCAGTCGAACAGGCAATTAAAGAAATCCCTAGATTTAGTATCTATATACTGGGTTTATTCGGGGGTGTCAAGCCAAAAGAAAAGAGGCCCGAAGGCCCCTCGTCTCGACCGGGAAACTCCCAATCCTTTCTATCAGCTAGAACCTTGTGAGCCAAACGCTCCAAGGTAATCGGACCATCCGAATGAATAACGCTCACGAGCCTTATAACGAGCATTGCCCGTGTCAAAGTCCGCGTCCATTGACGTTGACAGCGGAGTACGTACGAAATGCTTCAAGCCATTTGGAACGTCGGTAAGCAGGAACCAGCCATTGGTGTCGGTCAACCAGTGATTGACAGAGTAGCCGCCGGGGATTGCGCCGTTGTTCTTCAGAGCGTTGATGTCATTGTCGGTCGTACCAACACGCAGTTCAGTTTCAAGAATACGAGTAGCCACGAACTGCAGGGCAGACGGGATAATCAGCTTCTTTGGCTTTGCTGCGATGAGAAGGCCACGTTCGTCAGTCCACAGAGAGATCTGAATAACCGCATTTTCCAATGAAGTTTCGTTCAGGTCTGCTGGGGTAGCAGGGACGTTAGACAGGGTGCCACCATAGGTCAGAGGATGCGCATTGTTGAACAGGGTCTTACCGTCACCACCTACGTAGTTAGTGTTGAAACCGTTGTTCAGAATGTTAGCGCCCTTGACTTCTTTGGTGTACGCCATAGCACGAGCCAGCGCCTTGGTATAACGAGCGGACAGCGAGTCATACAGGTTATCTTCAATAGCTTCTTCCGTCAGGGAGAAACCAAGAGCGATAGTTTCGTGGTTGTAGCGAGTAGACCATGCTTCCTGAGCCGCATCGTAAGCGATGGCTGAACCTTCGTTCTTAACAGGGGCTGCACCGAAACCGGAGAGCTTCTGTTCTTCTTCAAAGGAACGCTCGGAGCTTTCAGTCTCGAACAGTTCTTTATACTCTTCACCATAGCGTTCGTATTCAAGACCGAACAAGGCGTTGAGGCCGGGGAGCAGTTCTTTAAGTAACTGCGCGCGTGAGATAGCTGCCATTTATGATTACTCCTTAAATACCTGAAGCCTGACGATAGAAGTGCAGACCGAAGTTGAAAGTAACCAGAATCTGCTGGAAGGTCCCATCAGACAAAGCGGTCGCTCTAACTACGTCAACTACACGCCAAGGCAAGGTTGAAGTGGTGTTTACAGACGCAAAGTTCGCAGATACGCTGCTGTTACCCGTGACCGTATTAACTGGGGCAGATGGCTGATAATAGCCGATGTTGTTACCCACAGTAGCCTGAGTAGCTGCACTGGCCGTGTAAGTCACGCCAGAACCATTGGTCAGTGTAACCTGAAAGATTGCATCTGGATCTTCACAAACATAGGCAACTGCATCAGATGCAACGGTGCCAGAAGGCCAGTACTGCGCGTTCAGGGTGTATCTAAGGCCAGAGCCTTGAGAATACTGGCAACCAAGGAAGATACCAACCGGAGCGGTAGCAAAAGCTGCTTTTGCGCCCGAAGTGGTGTCAACGCGAATGATGGTGCCATCAGTGGTGTAAGTTACAAGATCGCCATAACCAATATTCTGAGCGTACCCAGAAGCAATTGGGATCTGACGGATCGCCTGATTATATACACGACCACCAAGAAGGTTTACCGGAAGAAAACCCGCAGGGGCCATATTTGCAGGATATGCCATATAGAACTCCTTAAATATTTAAATACGGCCCCGATTATACTCAGGCACCGCTACCAAAAGATACTTTACTTTTGCCTTCCCTAAAGAGAGGCATCCGAGGATCATTTTCGCGCAGGAAGTTGCTGTCAACAGACTGCGTTTGTCTTTGGGTCATGTCTTCATAATATTCGCGCCGAGCTTCAGACATTTCCTGAGTCGTCTTACAAAGAACAAGACCGCCAATCTCGATAAGATCGGCCGTAGGGACTAAACCAAAAGCCGCAAAATCCGAACTAATTTCTGGGTGGTCTGAAGCTTTGCAAGGTACCCAGCCTTCGCGCCGTGCGCGGGCCATATTACCCGGATCAGATTGCCCCATCATTGAAGCTCGAATCCATCGGAACCTATAGCCGTCTTGCGGGTTGGGAGAAGGCAAATCATGCGCCGGTTTCCAAGAAACCTGACGAACTTCTTTTTCCCGTGATTCCGCAGAGCGGGCCTTTCTCAGATCAATATTATCAGCCATTGATAGTTGCTCCTTTTGATGCGTGCTTGGCGTAAACTTCGAGCGGAACACCAAGACGTTTAGCAATTGCGACTTGCGATGCGGTCAGCGTGACTTTTTTTGAAGCAGCAGTTCTACCTGCAGGTGCCACGGGTGACGACTTCTTGGGTCGATTAAATTTTTCAGGGAATCGCTTCTGAATACCGCCATCAATTGCTTGATAGTACTCGTCCGAAGTTGGATCAAACCCTTCATTAACCAGTCTCTGGTGCAGTCCGTAAGCCAACGAGGTCATTTCCTCATCTTTCCCAAACCAAGGGTTGCGTGTTGCCCAGTCTTCTGCACGGGGGTCACGGGGAGAGGGGGCCGTATATTCTGGTTGTGGTTGATTATATACAGGTTGCTGGGGGGTTTGTAAAGGGGCTGTGTTTTGATGCACAAAATTTTGTACACTGTCTTGTAGACGGCTTTTCTGAACAACCAATTCACTAATTTCTTTCTGCGCGGATAGCGTTCCTTCAGTATCTCCGCTTTCATACGCCTTACGGTATTTATCTTCCGCCAGCTTTTCCTGATACTCCATCTTGGAGAATGCTTCTTTAGTAAACTCTTGCTGCCCGTAGTTCAATGTCTGCTGCAGGCGTTGATTTTCTTCAAGAATTGACTGCGCTATACGAATAGCTTCCGCGTTTTGACGTTCCAAAGTTTCCTTAGCACGACGTTCGTCGTGCATCCGGTGATTTAGCTGGTTGATTCTTTTTTGAACTTTATCAGAATAATGCTCAAGCTCGTCTTCCTGTTCTTCCGTTTCCTTAGCGCTTAGGGAAGGTCTTCCGCGGTCTTCTTCGGGGGTGTCATCAACAATTTCAATCTCTACACCGCCGTCGTCGTCATCCGCTTCTTTAAAGTGCGCGGGAAGGTCAAAGTCTTCGTTAATAATTTCTTTAGCCATGATAGCTCCTAGTAAGCGCGGTTAATTCCGCGTGGATCAAGCACCGTGCCTTCAATCTGGTCGTCGTTCACCATGATAAATTCCTTACCATTAGCAGAAAAACGAGAACCTGAATACGCCCGGAGTAACACAAAATCGCCTACCTTACACCAAGGGCCAGTAGGAAACTTCTCTTCATCTTTATAGGCCAAATCGCCTACTTTAATGACAAAACCAATGACAGCACCTGCTTCTTCTTTGCGTAGAAACTCAGAAGGTTTAAGAATACCGCCTTCAGTCTTCTCTTCGATTTCGGGTTTAACTACGAGGATTTTATACCCCACAGGGTCTGGTAGCTGCGCTGCCAGCTTGTCACTTGTTTCTACCGTCTTGGATACGTCAATATTTGCTGCAGACATTAGTCTTCCTCATCGTACTTTTGCAGGTCTTTCAGTCTTTCGAGCGCAGAGGTCAGACCCGTAATCACCCCTACCAAATGCCGATAGTCGGCATAATCATTAACAGCGCCCATAACAAGGGCGTTTGAGCGCGAACTAATCGCGTCTTCCAATTCTTCACGCAGTACATCAAGTACAGTTTTCATTTAGCACCTTACATGGGTGGTTTAGGAGGCATTGGCGGTGCTGGAGGAACAGGCTGTACACCGGGAACAGGAGGCTGCATAGGCGGCTGTTGCGCCGCCATTTCTTGCTGCTTCGTAGCAAGATCCATCCCTTTAAATAACCCTTCGACTTTAGCGTCTTGATTCTGAAGCATCAGTTTTGCTTCGTTGTTAATCATGGCGATTTCTTTCTGGGCTTCGAGTTTCTTAAGTTCAATTTCTTTCTTGTCGAGCAGTTCCTGCTCTCTTAATTGCAAGTCTTTCTGCTGCATTTGCATAACGGGATCTTGTTGCGCTTGTTGATTCTGCTGCGCTTGAGCTTCAGTCTGATGTTGTTGAAGAACCTGTTGTGCTGCAGCTGCTGCCATTTGTGAAATCTGCTTTTCCAATTCAGGGTTAAGCTCTTCTTTCGGATCTGGTAAAGAAACACCTAGCTTTTGCTCAATTTCTCTACGATATTGGAACCCCATGTGCTCCATAATATGAGCTTGTGCAGCTTGTTGAATAGCCTGTGCTTGGGGATTTTGGCCTATCATTTGCGCAAATTTGGGGTCTTGCATAGCCGCTTGGTGCACCGCCAGATGTGCCGCATGGTCTTGTTCCAAAAACGCTTTAACAGGCTTTATGTTGAGAATATTCATATTCTCTGTCACAGGATCAGTTGGTTTTTGGTCATCTTCAACAATAATGATTTTATCCGCGTCCTTAATCCCCATAACCTCCAGCATTTGGCGGTGTAATTCAGCAAGATTGTAGATCTGAGGAGCCATCTGGGCCAACTGAATAGCCGCCTGATACTGAATAATGCGCTGCGCCATCGTGCTGGCGTTAGGATCTGCTACCGGAATGATGTCAACCATGTCGTAATCTGACTTTTTGGCTGACGCAGGGGCGCCGTACTGCGGCGTATACTCGTATTCTGGCGCGGTGTACTCTTTAATCAGGTTGGCAATGAGCTTAAATTCCTGCTCCATTGACGCATATACGCGCGCTTGAACCGCTGACATCACTTTGAGCGTACGCTCAAGAACAGCAAGGGTAGTACCTACCGGAGCCTCACCATTCATCATATCTGGCTTAACATCCGCAACCGCGGCAAGCCTCCGACCTTCTTCTACAACATTTTGTAGCAGGGTAAACAGAGTTTGGGACGGCTCTTTGTACGGTAGGGGTAGGATGTTATCCCGAATGCTGGACGACGGGACGTCCACATCTCTCCACTCGCCGGGCATGATGGGGGTGTCATCGCCCTTAATACGGAGACCCCGTGACTTTAAACCTCCGGGGAGGTTCGA